TAAGCTGGATATGTTACTGGAGAAACATCATAAAGCCTATCAATCTTTTTTATTGTTCTAATGTTGTTACCTTCGTCATCAGTTGACCAGTCATCCTCAGCCACAGTAAATGCAAATGAGCTTTGTGTTATATCACCACGCTTCATTGAGATAGCTAAATCTTTTCCATAAGATGTTTCTGGCATTTCAAATTCATATTTTAATCCTCTTTCATCCGCAGTTAACTTTAATGTTCCAGATGTGTTTCTAGCTAAAATTAAATTAGGATCATGATTTATCAAAGCTCTAACATCAGATGTGTTTATTAGTTCCTCAGTAAAAGCACCTCTTTCTATAAACTCATAAAAGCCTCCAAGATTATTTGATCTTGAATCATAAACACTTGCATGACCAACAACTAAATCTCTTCCATCCTCAGTTGAATCAACTCTTGTTTCTATGTTAAATATTCTTTTTTCCATTTGATTATAATTTTTTAAATTTCTTTCATCTTTTTCTTCCTCTGCAATTATTTCATTTCTTTTTCTTTCTGACCATTTTACAGCCGCATCACCTCCCCACAATGCCCATGCTATTCTACCAGCACTTGGAAAGCCATCCTCATCTGGGCTAAAGCCTTCACCTTCTTTGTCAACTTCATGCCTCTTCAAATAGCTATACATTCTTGTCACTCTATCTGGAGTAAGCTCATTATTTATTATCATGTTGGCTGTTTTTAAACCAACCTCAGTTCCGCCTCTTCCAAACTCTTCACGCCATTCTTTTCCTTTCTTAGCCTCTTCAATCATGCCTTCAGTTGGAGTAAAGTCAATATCACTTATTGCTCTATAATCACTATTTGCGTCATCAGATTCTTTTTTAGAATCATAAATGCATGAGCCATTTTCACCCCATTTCCATTTGCCATTGTCGCATTGAATGCTAGGCATCTTCACCAACTTTGTCTATTGTTGTCATATTCATTTGCATGAAATGTTTATCACCACCTTCAATAGAGTTCATATTTTCTTTTTGTCTAACTTCATTTATTGACATATAACCATTTGTGATTGCAGTTTTATATGCCTCAGTTCTTGATTTTACATCACCTCTCAAAAATCCATTTACATTAAACTCAACAAATGTTTTGCCTAACTCATTAGTTCTAAATAGTTTAAGATTCATTTCTTCTTCAATTCTGGTTATATAAGGCATAAGTGTAAAAGTTAAAAACTCTTGATTTTGCATTTCAATATTATTAAAACTTGATTTGCTGAGGTCCATTAATAAATGTGGCTGGACTCGGAATATTCGGCTCACCTCAGAAATTGAGAACTCTCTTGAACTTAAAAATTGTGCTTGTTCTGGGCTTATTGAGATAGGCTTGAATGTTAACCCTTCCTCTAATACAATAGTTGAATTACTATTTTTTAGTTTACCATAGTTATTGTTGAAGCTAGTTTTTAACCTTTGTAAAGCTGTATCACTTAAAGCTCTATCTGTTTGTAATATAGAACTTGGTTTTGCTCCATTAGAAAAGAATGTTGATCCAAACTCTTCTAAACTTACACCCCAATTCAAAGCCTTTGCACATTGGTCAATAGGGCTTAATCCAGTAACACCATCATCAGTTATTGTTTTAAAATGTAGCATATCGCTAGAATCTAAAACAGCACCGCCATCAACTTGATAAAAAAGTTCATTATTATTTACAACAACAGTTACATTACTAGGGTCCAAACATATTAATTGAACTGGAGTTCCAGAATTGTTTCTAACTATTTGCACATAACTATTTCCCTCAGTACAAATACTGAGCATAATAAACTCAAAGAAAGTTATTTTATTTTGATAATAGTTAGGCTTAAATTTTACAAGTTTATAAATAGGGCTTTTTGTGTCCTCTAATTTATCACCATTAGCTTGTTTTGTGTAAACAGAAATTGGTAGTGATGAAACCGATTCTGCAAGTAATCTAATTGCACACCAAACCGCAGTAAGAGTTAAGGCTTTGTCAGTATCAAAAACATTAGCGTCAGGAAATATTGTGTTAAGAGATAAATCTCTTTTTTGAGTTTTTGGAGGAATGAATACGTTTGTTATTCTTTCTAGTAAAGTCAATGTGAAATAATTATTTTCACAATAATACAATACAATTCAGTTTTAAAAAAATAGTTTTTATATTTTTTTTTAACATATTTATAAAACCAAAATATCTCTTTCATCATAAACGCTATCACTACTCTCAGTTGTTAAGTGACAACCTAAAGCCATGACTAATGCAATTATTGGATCAACCTTTTCTTTTGATTTATTTTTTGCTATCTTAATATTTCCAGCTGGATCTTCTTGCAAAGCCACATTACTCATGCACCAATTAATGCAGGGATTATTATTATGAATAATATTTTTAGCTAATATCTCAGCCTCTAATGTTTTAGTTGGCATTGACATTGAAACAAAACCCTGACCAAATGGATCCATGTTAGCACCATCATTTTGCAAATCAATTACTAACTGACTAGCGTTCCACCTATCGTAACAAATGCTTTGAATCCTATATTTTTTTGACAGTTCATTTATCTTTGCTCTAATAAAATTATAATCAGCAACATCACCAGCTGTTCCATAAACATGACCATCTCTAAGCCATGCAACATAATCAACCCCATCTCTTTCACTTCTTTTTTTTGCATTTTCCTCTGGAATAAATATATAAGGAATAAAAACAAACTTACCTTCTACATTAAATAATAAAACAAATGCAGTGAGGTCTCTTGTTGAGGCTAAATCTAAACCGCCCCAAGCCTCACAATTCTCTAGCTTTGTATAATCAAATTCTTGATGACATGCATTCCATTCACCAGATGTAAGCCATGCACTATGTGAATCAGTCCATTGATTAAGCATCAAACGCCTAAATGTATTTTGATAAGAGGGAACATCTATTGCTCTTTGGCTTTCTCTTTGCATATATTCTTTTTTTAAACTAATACCATAATTTGGATTTGCTTTTTTCCATGTAGATTCTAAAGTAATATCGTCATCATTTTCACTTTCATAAATAACAGCATAGAAAGAATCGTCTAAAATACTTTGATCTAAAACCTTTTTTGCATAACTATAAATTTCAAAACATATTGATTGCTTATCATAACCAGCGGTTGTAATTGCAATAGTTAAAGGCTGACGTCTTGATCCAGTTGATGTTGTTAGTGTGTCCCATAAATCTCTATTAGGCTGAGTATGCAATTCATCAAAGATTATACAGTTAGCATTAAAGCCATGTTTTGTTTTAGAATCAGAACTTATAGCTTGATAAAAATTTCCTTTTGATTCATTAAGAATTGAGTTTCTATATACTTTGCTCCTTTGTGATAACTCTGCATTTTGCATTATCATTCCTTTAGCTATTTCAAAAACAATACCAGCTTGGCTTCTATCACCAGCGGCACTATAAACTTCACTACCTCTTTCCTCATCTGCAAACAACATATATAATCCTATTGCCGCACACAATGTTGACTTGCCATTCTTTCTAGGAACTTCAATAAATACAGTTCTATATTTTCTAAGATTTGTTTCTTTATTTTTCCAGCCGAATATATCACCAACAATTTTACTTTGCCATTTCTCTAATTTTAATGGCATACCAGTAAGCTCTCCCTTTGTATGTGTTACAAAAGTTTCAATAAAACCAATGGCTTTTTCTGCGGCTTTTTTATCAAAATAATATTTGCTCAAAATAAAGTTTTTTGATTAATATATTTTTTAATTCTTTTATTTGCCATGTCTACATATTCTTGACTTATCTCGCTACCTATAAATTTTCTGTTGTTAATTATGCACATTTTTGCAGTCGTACCGCTTCCCATAAAACAATCATAAACCAAATCATTTTCATTACTCCAACTGATAATATGGTCTTTTGCTAATTGTTCTGGAAATGGAGCTGGATGTTTGTTTATACCTTGCTTCGGCGAATTATTCCATATATTAAATCTTTGACCAAACTTTGAAGTTATTTTACCTATTGTTGATTTAGGTTTCATTGAGCCATCTTTCTGTCTTATATTACCACTAATTTTTTGTCCTACTGTTTTGTTAAGCCTATCTTTTATAGGATTAAATGTTTTTATATTACCCTTTACAAAAACAAACATATATTCAAAAACTGGAGCATATCTTGTTTTTAATGATCCTACTGCTGAAAACTTACCTTTGTTCCAAATCATAGTATCATGCAAATTAAATCCACACTCTTTAAAAAATAACGCTTGCTTAAAACTTGTTCCTGTTTCACTACCTTTTATTGTTGCATCTCCTACAATCCACACAACTACCCCCCCATCTTTAGTTACTCTAAATAACTCTTTTGCAATACTTTTAAAATCAAAACTATAACCATTGTAATTTCTTAAATTATCATAAGGTGGAGATGTAATTGTCAAATCAATAAATTTGTCATTCATCCTACTTAAAGTGTGTAGGCAGTTTTCATTATGAATTTTATTAATCAAAATAATTATTTATTTGTGTATTGTTATTAGTAACTGGAGCTGATATGTTTGCTCTAGCACTTGGAGTTATTCCAAAATTTGCAGCTAGTTTTAATGCATTATTTAAAGCATCATTTTTCATTTTTACATAGGGCTTAGCTTGAGTTCTAACAATATCACCATTAGTATTTTTAAAAGTGTCAACCCTTCCAATTTCTTTTAGTTTCATTTCACATTCTATGTAAGTTGCCATCTCATTGCAGTAAGCTAATATCAAACTCAAATCAACTTCATGCAACATCTTTAAATTAAATAATTGTGATGTTATTTTATACCATTCTTTTGTTCCTATTTCTGATAAAAATTCTGGAGCTTCTGGTAGTTGCAAAACCAAATCTGCGGTCATTTCATTATCAACTAATCTATCAGCTCTAGCTGTTCCCATCATTTCTTTTAATACAGTTGGTGTTTTTTTTCTACCTCTAGCCATTATTATTTTTTTAATGTTGGCTCAGTTCTAATCAAATAAGGAATTCCAAATTCCTTTTGAACTTCAACCATGTAATCACCACATTTTTCACACTCACTATTTTTTGTAACAACTTTTGATTCAACAATTTCCAAAATTGCTTTTTCTAATTTTTTTTCTGTTTTGCATTTTTTACAATGAAATATAAACATAGTTTTTTGGTTTTAGTTTTAACTTAAACTGATATGATATTGATATTGATACCTAAACATTTAATTTTGACAACGAAAACGCTTGCT